CGCAAGAGTCCTAGCGTCAGCCTCCTGAAGAGCCTGTATTGATTGCATCTGCTGTGCCGTTCCCTGTCTTAAGGCCTGGTTATAAGCCTCCATAGGTAACTGTACACCTCCTAAGAACTCCTTCTGATACTCGGCCTCTGCCTTCTGGGCTGCTTCTGCCGCAGCCTGCTCTGCAGCTGACTGAGCCTTAGCCTGTTTGGCAGCTCCAGATAGGTTCATAGCAACTGACGCTGCTGTTCCTGCTCCCATTAATATTGATGTAAATGCTGGCATATTATAATTGTTTTATCATTTCTAAACATCCCCTGGATCCTTTAACGTATCCAAGTTCCTCGTATATATTTACTAGACTCTCGTTCTTTAGAGAGACGTATGTGTACTTTGCTCCAACGCCTTTTAGTATATTACCAAGTGAATCTACAAGCGTGGACAGGTATAACTTCCTATTCTCTTTATTCTTATATTCCCTGTTTGAAATTATAAACTCTACCCATCCAGCTTTTGAGTTTGTCATATAAACAAATCCTGCACAAACTGGAACATCTCCGTCATATATAATTAGACCACCTGTTCCGTCATCTGGAAGAAAGTCCCTTGGAGGTGCTGACCATCTCCAGTCCTTCCACCACTTGGTTAGTATATCGTCGTAGTCGTTATATTCTAACTTTCGTATTTGCATACTGCAAAGATAGTGAATTTTTAAGGATTACTTTTGAAAATGCTTGACTGTACGTTATATAACTGAACCCTACTAGTTGATGTGTTCTCCAACTCAAACTGCATATAGTAACCCCTCAGTCCATACGCCTCAGCGTCAAGATCCTTAGAACACAAGAACATATGTGACACAAGTGGAATGCTTCCTCCTGTAGTGTTTATAGTTATAGAGTTAGTTGATCTGGCTGTTATAACGCCAACATTCTGAACTGATGCAACAGCACCTGACACTATCGCTCCAGATAGTACGGTATCACCTATACTAATTAGGTTTCCTATGGTCCTTGAGAACGTGACAACAACTGCCGTAGGAACCGTTGACACAACTGTGGACGGAACTCCTATTCCCTGAGACGACCTAAGTCTTAAGTCATTACTATTAGATGATCCTCGTATGTATGCAAAGTATCCACCCTCCTTCTCAACAAACTGAGACGATAGTATGTGTCCCTTTGACAGATCGGTATAGAACGTGCAGTCCCAAGGGGTGTCGTCATTAGTCATAAACGTGTTGAAGTTCTTTACAGAGTTTGGCTCCACATTAAAAACTCCAGCAACCTTTGACGTGTACTGAACGCCATAGAAGTTATTCCTAAGATCGTTAGTGTTGTGTCTGTATAGGTTACCATTCTTGAACGAATAGAAGTAACTATTCATCCCGATCATCTTCTCAGGTATGTAAGAAAAGAACGATGTCCATCCCTTCGACGTGTCGCTATATGCTAGTGTATTACTCATAACAATAGAATGTATTAGTTACTACTCCTGAATTACTTATCTGATTAGACTGCTCAAACTCTCCCCACTTATACCATAGACTAGCTCCAGCAAATGGAGTAGTTAATAAAGAGTCAGTATAAAGTGTACCTGACATTCCTGTAAATGTATTTGAGTATAACTTATTAGTATACGTCATATCTGCACAAGAAGTAGCTCCAGCTGCCCTTCCAGTGCTAGAGAACATATACGATATGAAGTCAGTGGTAGCAAACTCAAGAATATTACTATACAGAATCTCTCCAAAAATTATAGTATATGCTGCAACATAGTACGTAGTATCTGCAGTTAAATCTTGTACTGTTAATGAATATGTTCCAGATCCTGTAAGTCCATCAGTTATAACGTCATCATCTATAGTAGGAACTGGAGACTCGCTCAAACAGAACCCCCTTATAGCGCTACTGTCACCACCGTCGCTAACTACATTTCCAGTAATTGTTACCCTAGTAGCCTCTAGATCATCAAGTCCTACTAGCATTATTTCAGGACAAGGTAGAACATCAACAAGAACACCATCTATCTGATTTCTATATATTATTTCATTACCATACAGCCCGTCAAGAGCTGGCTCTGTAAGCAGTGCGTCTAAGTAAACTGTTCTGGCTGTTGAAAAACTTGGAGCGTCTATAAAGTACATATTATTATTTATTAAATGTTACACGCAGTAAGAATAGATTCTCCACCATAAGCAAAAGCCTCGTCCATTTCTGCAGATATAGTGTAGTCCCACACTAGGTATAAGTACTGAAGTACATCTGGGTTATTATAAACAAAACTAGACTCGTAGTTTCCTACTGATGGATTTAGTAATGGTGTTGCTGTGGATAACTCAGGTTTTAATGAGTTAATATCATTCTCTGTATACAGAGTGTCTGACACAAGGTACTTGAAATTAGTTATACCACCAGTAATCGTATCTCCAGTCTGTTTATTAGAGATCATCTTAACAGTACTTCCAATCGCTGGAATAACTCCGTTAGATGACATACCTGTATTAGCATTATATAATGAAACACCGTTCTGATTCATCGTTATGAAATCAGTAGCTGTAGGACTAGTATAACTATCAAGACTCCAGTTATAGCTATTATGTACTGTCTGACCAGCATAGTAAGGAGAGTTAATAACAACACTTACAACAGTAATCTCTGGCTCAACTGGACAGTTAACTAGTAACGTATATGTGGCATACTCAAGATAAAGAGATACCTCTACAAATGAAGGACCTATAGTGCCCTTATAGAAAAACACAGATCCAAGTCCATTTATTAAATCATTTATAACCTCAACACCGTCATACTTAACAACTATAGTTGCCTCGCCATATGTAAAGTTATAGTCAAATACTACATTACCAGTTACATCTCCTAACTCAACATTAAACTTGTTTAATACTACCTCTGTACTATATTGAGATATAGGAGTTCCGCAGTCATATACAATTGGATCTGAAGGAAGAGGACTATCCTTAAGAGATATTACATACTCATTCATATAAGGATCATATCCTCCAATATTCTGAGAGCTAATACTATCCTTAAACTTTGATCTAAACCAGTTACTCATTCTGTAGCTTGATATAGGAATTAGATCCTCGCCCTTAAGGTTAAGGACAACATTTCTCTTAGCATCAGTAAAGTAAGAGTCGTACCCATAGACAACAAAGCTCTCTGGGTTATTACTTATTCCGTACTCCTCTATCCTAGCTATCTGAGTTCCAAGCACCTCTGGATTTGAAGTTATAGCTCCACCTCCAGCTGCATCAGAAATTAAGTTCTTTCCAACTAACACATTAGACACCTTATCCTCCTGAAGAACAAGAACATCTGTCTTTCTTCCATGTAGTATATTTATAGGTCCGAATGACTTCTCGCAGTCCTTCCAGTTTGCTAGTCCTAGATTAAACTCGTTTAGTTTATTTATGTTTGTGTCTGCATTATATATTCCACTATATGTTATACTTGCATACCTGTCAGCCTCCTTGAAGTCCTCCTGAGATACAGCAGTAACCCTACTACCTAAGTAGAACGGAGCTCCTGTTAGTGAGTCATTTATCTTGTAACTCTCTGCACCATTTCCAAATGTGAAGCAGTTAAAGAAGTCAAGGTCAATTATAGCAGGAACTGATCCAGTCTGGTTCTGATCGTTGTCAGATAAACCGCTCATGTGGTACCCGTCAGTAATATCAAAGCTCTGGCTATTCTCAAAGTAAATCTCCCCATTAGATAGCTCTGGCTCTGTCTCAAATATTAAGTTTCCAGATCCAGTCTGAACTGTTACGTGAAGAGATACACTTGTATATTTTGAATTTACAGGTGATATACAGTTAGGCATTCCAGTTGTAGCTGTGAACTTTAATCTTCCCTGTTCATAATCTAATCCATACTGATTAATATTTGTATCTCCACCTAGTGCATTCTGTGCTGCCCAAAAATAATAATCGTTAAAATTTCCAGTCTCATATGGAGCAACAAGTCCAGGCCATGCTCTAAAATCAAACAATTGATTTGGAGTAGGATGAACCGTCTCTCCTCCAGAATAATCCCCTTGAGTTACGTCAACACCCTGTCCATTAAACCATTCATACATATTAGAATAGTCATTATTTGATGTAAATATTTTTTTATATCTATAAGTATAGTCATCACAAAAATTACCTCTACGATCTCTATGTACGTATAAACTAAAAGTTATAATACTTCCAGCTGGAACAGCAAATGGTCTATAATATCTATTAGTTTCAGATATAGCATCATCAGGATTATATAAAGGATTTAACTCATCAAAGTAGCATGAAGTGTACCCATTTGCCTTATTAACTCCTTTATCTCTAAATGAGTTAGGGTCATACTCTGCAGAAAAATCAGACGGTCTAAGTCTCATATATAGACCAGCTGGCTCTATAATTTCCTCTCCGCTATCATTTTGATTATTTTTTATAAAATTCTCTGGTTGTGTAACAAGCTCTAATACAGTAGTATTAACTAAACTGCTGACGGCTCCATTTGTATCCTTCTTAACTATAAGAATCTGATCCTCTTTTACCTTACTTCTATTATCTCCATCTAACTTAAACCAAGTATTTCCAAGCCCATCTAAAAAGAACATATTTGTATATACAGTCTCGTAAGATGACACTGATTGTTTTAATACGAACTTATACTTTGTAGCCCAAGATGGAGGTAAACTACTTAGAGTTACCCTCACGTTATTTATACTTACAGACTTATCTGCACCAAAGAATACTGTGTTATTAGTGTCTACAAGAGCTGTAGAACTCCTTAGATAATCATCCATATATACAATAGCGACCTCGTAATCTCTGTTACTATGAAGACTCCTCTTAGCTCCTAGTTTATTGTAATAAACATTTGTAATTGAGTTATTAAAGTACTGGTACCCATAAAGCGTACTTCCTGAGAAAAAAGTACTAAACTTAACTGCTGGACACTGTATACTTAATATATTACTTCCAGCACTTGCATGTATTCTAAATGAACCATTAACTCCAGTTATTCCACTATCTATATCGTTCCAAACTCCATAAGGAGGATCTGCAGGTTTTCCAACCTTATCCGCATTAAATAAGTCTGTCAATGAAAATCCACTAGAAGCATCCGCATACGGCTTATGAGTTGATATAGCATCTATAAAGTCTTGACTATTAGCCAACTGTAACACATTATCAAAATCTTGCTGTAATAGATATGAGAAGGTATATGAAAAATCATTCTGAGAACCTGGTCCTGGAGAGTCTGGTGGATCATTAAATGCTGCAGATCCAGAATATGAGTCGCTCTCGATATTAAACTCTATAGTTAAAACATATCCATTCTTTAGTTCGTATCCAGTAAAATCTATATCTATTGCAGAATTAGATACAGTCTTTGTAGTGTCTATAGTATAAGGTATTCCACTAGAGTACGTAACTGAAAGTTCGTTATCAGACACTGGAGTACTTATAGCTTCTAAAGAATAGTCTGAAGGAATTTCTATATCATATCCATCCACATAGTTACCATACATTATCCTATTTCCTATAGATGTTTGAGCCTTAGCTGTTCTAGGAACATTATCATATAATCGTAATAACTCACTCTCTAGAAGAGTCGTATATATCTTTCTATTTGTAAAATTTAATGACTGAGTAACATTATCAGACCAACCCTGTTTCTTCTTATTAAACTTCTCAATAACATTTATTATGTTAGAGTTTGAAAGCTTAAAGCATACGTCAATAGCAACCACATTCTTAGGTCCAGTTTCAAATCCAATTGTAACTGAGTTGAATGAGTTTGTCATCCCAACATTTAAAAAGTTAGAGTAGTCTATCTCAAACTCTCCTGGCTCGAATGCTATATCTGTAAACTGAGACAGTGCACTGTACTCTCCATCTTTATACCTGTACCTATATGAAAAAGATATAAACTTATCTAGCATGTAGTTCTCTCCACCTGGTGTATTTCTTAAAACAACTGTAGGTGAACTAATAGGTGGTGCCACTATAACAGAGATGTCACTCTCATCAATTGCATCAAATGGGTACTTACTTTTTACGTTTATTTTTCTCGGAGGGTTCAGATTATCTGTCCAAAATAATAAGTCATCAACCTTATTTATACCATTTATAAGGTATTCACTATTAAAATTTAACACGCTTGAAGATACCACGTGATAGGTTTCAGTATTATTAGTTGTATTGTATGAAACTATTGCGTCATACTCTACTGATGTTACAAACCAGTATATGGTCTCATTGGCTCCATCCTCAAACGCACCAATACACTTAGTATTTCCGTTAACATACTGAAGATCAGTAAGTGCTGTATTACCTCTAGAGTTCTCTAAAGCTCCTATACTACCAAGTTCTGAGTTAGTTATTCCTCCAAGTTCTGTAGATCCAACCCTTATATTTAAGGCATCTATATACTCGCCAGTAGGGATTAGTCTCTCGTCATAATCCTTATTCATCCTCCCAGCATAGAATAATGCCTCGGCTTGATCAAGTGTATTTGCCATATATTATTTAATCCATTTATCTTTACCTCTCATATTCATAAGAAGTCTTCCTGGGTGAATGTTTCCGAGTCTAATTCTAGTATTCCTTAGTATTGCGGTTCTTTCTTTCTTGGCTCTCTGTACAACATACTCCTGCACACCTAGCTTAGATGACAGTATCTGGTACTTTATGTGTGCGTATAAGAACTCCTCGGCCATCTTGTTTATGCTAACCTTAGAGTCTTCACCCTCCTCCATACCATCTGACACGTACTCAAGTATACAAAGCTCTCCAGCCATTCCTGATCCGAAGTTAATAACACCAGACTTCTTGTCTATCTTGTATGTAGGGTTAATGTTAGCTGTCTCTGTATTTAATCCAAATCTAGTCCCTACAGGGTAGTCAAAGTACCACATACCGTTGTAATTGAATCCTTCACGACCACTAAATGGTCCAGATCCAGGATACATAGTCCTCTGTTGGTTTGTTATCCTATCATTATCCATAATAGATGTACCCTCTAGAACATCCCCATCCTGATCAAAAAGAACCCTACAGTTATTATCCTGAAGGTAACTATTACTATAGTTTGTCTGTATGTTCTCTGTGAGTGGTCTAAGAACACCATCCTTATACAGTGATATCCTTACATAGTTTACGTAATTATCTGGAAGTATGAACCTTAGGTCATCACATATGCTTATCTCAAGAACCTTAATCTCCTTAAGTGCATCATAGTTAACCTCTTGAATACCTCTCTTTGCATGAAATAATACATTATATCTAGAAACATTATTGATTAACTTATCGTTACCGACATACATCAACATGAAGTTGTTTACAATATCATCAAGTGACGTGTACTGATACGAACCCCAGTTCTCAAACTCTGGAGTATTTCCAGCATTTTCGTAGTATTGATATCCAGTTAAGTAAGCCATATCTATCCTTGTGTTTGTTTATTACTAATATCCTCTGCAGTTCCAAACTGATAAACATCAGCCTCTCTTATAGACAGACCAGCATACTTAAGTATCTTGGCAACTATTAATGGCTCATCAGTAAGCGGAAGCTCAAAGTCTTGATAGTCAGCAACGTATGGGTTAAATATAGGCGAACCATTAGTCATTGTATATGTCCACTTAGGATCCTTTGGAATCCTTATGTACTGAGACTTTACATTGGTTATGATCGTGTCTGGATAGACAGTTATCTTGTTACCCTCCTGCGTGTATGCTGGATAAAGAGTAGACGGAGATGTTAGGTTTGAAGATAAAAGATTTAATGCCTTATCGTGTGAAACCCTATCTATCTCCTTTGATCCGTATCTTATTGTGTTTATGTAGTAGTAGTCACTAGGAAGAGTAAACTTACTAGATGCATATGCAAGAGTAGCTGTAGAAGATAGACTATCTATTACGTCCTCAATCAGCTTAATCATGTCTGCATATCCAGTTCCAGACTGTCTATTGTTCATCTTATTTATCCAGGTATTGTACTGGTAGAAATAATCTTCAAATATATCTATCTGTGCCTGCTTTGCAAATAAATTAAAATCATCTGGTGTTATATAGCCAAAATTATTTTTATTTACAGCAGAAAGCACTGTATTTCTTACTGAGTCTATCATGCTTAAAACTTTTTACAAAGATAGCAAAAAAAAACACCCCTTATTTTGGAGTGTTTAGTTTTATTACTTTATGTTATTCTCTAATAACTTTAAGACCTCAATCCCTTCATCTGTCTGAAGGTATGATGCCAGTATGTAGTTCTTATCCTCTCCATAAGGAACGGTAAGTAGTTTTTTCTTGTTTTGTGGTAAGTTGAAATAAATATCTCTCTCCTTGTTTTTCATAACAATAAGATTATACTCAAAGAACTTAGCGCAGGTATTCTGTAACTTTAACATTGGGTCGTTAAGCATACTCAAGAAATCAGTAGGGTATGACTTAGCGTAAACAAAAACGTCTCTCTTAAGTTCTGCTGTAGACATCTTCTCGATACTTACCCCTAATAAAACTCTAGCAACAGCCTCTAACATCTCTACATTTAAGTCTCTAGCCGCTATCTGAGCATCTAGTTCTGCATTAAAGTGTTCAATATCAACTACTGCATCTTTTTCATTGTTAACCTCTTCAAATACCTCTCCGTATCCTGGATGTAAAGATAAAAATTGTTGTAACACTGGATTTGTTTTAGGAACAATTAGTGCACCATCAACAAATACAATTGGTTCTAGTATTGCATTTCCATCCTGCTCTTCCTCAAAAGGTGTCTTTTGGTTTATTGCGTATCGTAATGCTCTGTTTGATGTTCCATCGAAGTGAAGTAGAGGTGATCTACGTGTGTTTCTTGATGACAACATGTAAGTAAGTGGAGTTGAGTCTCCTCTTAGAATGTAGATCTTATCTACTGGTACTGCTTGATTTTTCATTTGATGTGATTTAATTTATTAAAAAGAATGCGGCGATTACCGCCGCATCCCTAATTATTATTCTAGTTTGTGAACAAGAAGAAGTTATTAGCTCCTAATGTACATAAAGCTCTCTCAGATAAGAAGTGAACCTCCATTGCATCTAAGCTAGAGTTTTGTGCTCCACCTGCAGAACCTGTGATCCAAGTCTTGTAACGTCTGTCTTCTGTTTCAGAAGCTCTGTAACGAACGTGTAAGAATGGACGTTTAGCGTTTTTACCAAGAACTTGATCGTATACTGTAGTAGATCCAGCTGGAACTAATACACCATTGATAGCACCACCAACGATACCACCTCTTAATGAAGCGTCGTTCAAGTACTTCCAGTCAGTCTTGTAGAAGTCATAACCTCTACGGAAACCTGTGAACCCTAAGTTCAATGCCATCTCCTTGTCGTTATCAAACAAACCATAAGATGTACCACCTGCTCCGTAAGAGTTTTGAGCTGCTAACATATCGTCGATATCAAAAGAGAACTGACGGTTGATGAACAACACGTTCTCTTCGATAGCACCTTGTTTGTCAAGTCTAGTGATGATAGAGTCAAAGTCAGACAATGCAGTTGGGTTACCACCACTGAATACGTTACCTCTATTTCCAATAACGTAGAACATACCCTCAGATCCTTTATTTCCTACAGCAGTGGTAGCAATAGCTCCAGAAGCTGCTTCAGCAGGAACTGCCTCGATCATAGACATCTCTAAGTAATCCTCGAAACGTAAACGAGTTTCGTGCTCTGATTTAATGTACCACAAGAATCCTGTAGCACCATTTTCAGTTGTAACCTCAACCCATCCAATTTGTGCCATGTCAGATCCAGTAACAGCGTACTTGTCTTTGATGATGATTGGATTGTTAGAGAAGATAGAGTCAGAAGCCTCAACAGACTGAACCATTCCTTCTGTTCCTTTTCTGAACTCAGAACCGTATACGAAACAGCTTACAGTATCTGTAGTTGCAAATGTTTGACCTGCAGCTGCATAGTATGCAACATCAAATGTGTTTGCAGAAGAAGACACAGCTGTGATGATACCCTTGTTAGATAATGTAGATCCAGAAGTGTTTACAGAGATCAATACTGTCTGGCCAACTTTAAACGCAATTCTAGAAGTACCAGAAAGGTTAGAAGATGGAATCAAAGTATCAGAAACTGTAATAGTTGCAGTATCAGATCCTGCTGCTGATCCAGAAGCACAGTTTACATATTTAGTGTGTAAACGTCCTTGTTCAGCCCACTTGATAAGGTCTGATGTAGATGGCATCTCAGCTCCAACAGCTCTTAAGAAAGATGCTACTGAGCGATTTCCATATCGTTCGAACTCTTTCTCGTAAGTATCAGGAAGATACTGGTTCAAGAAGTTGAAGTCCGTGATGTAATTTGTCGCAAGAGTTTGTCTCGTTGCGCTTGGTTGTAATGCGAACCCTGGGGTACTTGCTACTTGTGCTGGCATGTTTTTGTGTTTTAATTGTTTTTACTACTTTTTATTCGTAGTCCTCTTCCACTGTCACTTTCTGTAGCTATAACTTTAAATCCAGATTGGCTGATTGATTGAGGGGTATTTCTAAACTCCATATCAATGTTTTTAATTTTTTTGGCATTATCTAATAACGCCTCAGCCTTGCCTTGCTCATAAAAGAACTTGGCCATCTTCTCTGGATTCATAGCCGCTGCTAACGAGCGGTGATAACCAACAGGATCAGAAATCATACCGTTAGCATCTATATACTTAGATATGAAGTTTGATACGTCTGATTGAACTCTCTTTGTCTCTTGAACATCTCCTGGTGAAAACTTAACTGTCTTATCTCCCATATCGAAATCAAAACCTTTGAAATCATTAGAGAAAAGTTCCTCGGTCTTCTTTTGAAAATACTCAGACTTTCTTGAGTTTTCTTCTTGTTGACTATGTGAATCTTGAACGTATTTCTTGTAGGCGTTGTAAGTCTCCTTCTCATCATCAGAGACAAGACCACCCGTTGACTCAACTGGTATCTTATACGCCTCCTTTGAATCCTCAAAGAATTTCTTAGCCTTAACAAGCTCTTTCTTCTTGGCGAGTTCCTTCTTCTTAATGTCCTTTGGATCGTCAAGATCCTCGTCATAAGAGAACTTATCTTCCATCATATAAATGATGTCCTCCTCGTCTAGATCTGAATCTGTCTGAGAGTAGTACTCTGCCAATAATGAGTCTGAATCCATGGAGTTGTAGTCTCTGTTTAACTTAACAAAGTCTTCAATACCTCTTCCAGTCTCTTTTTTATATTTAAAGTAAGCAGACACGTCACCTGGTAACTCCTCTACCTCCTCCCTCTTTTGAAATAACTCATCTATTGAGTTTACTTCTTTATTATATCTATTCTTAATGTACGACAGTACATCCTCGTCCTTCAGTTCATTGCTTTCTACTTGTTCATTTGCAATGAACGGCTCCTCCTGTTGAACATCCTGAGAAATCTTTTCCTCGTGTTGATCTAACAACTGTTGTTCTACCTCTTGGATAGACTTTTGCTCAGAGATACCTACATCTCTAACTGTGAAATTTTCCATTTGATTTAATTTTTTGCAAAGTTACTTATTTATCTTGGTTCAAATTCAGCCATATCGAATCCGTCCAAACTATCCTCATTCGATTCAAAGTTAACAGGAGGTAAGTTATTCTTACGCTGATCAATTAGCTTTGACTGCTGTGTATTCTGTATGCTTATTCTCTTATCTTTTGCCTTCTCCTTAAGGGTGTCCTTCTGACTTATCTGTTCTGTCTCAACTCCTTTAAGTTGCATCTGTAAATCAAACTCCATCCTCATTAACTCCATCTTAAGCTGAGCCTCCTGCTTCATCTTCTCAATATCAAAACCAACCTCAGCCTGCTTGATCTGCATCTTAGACTGTGTCTCAGCCTGTATAGCCTGCATAGCGTTCTGAGCAGCAGCCTGTTGAGACTGTTGTTGAATCTGGCCCTGCATCTGTTGCTGTTGCTGTTGACTCTTCTGTATAGCGTCATCCTTCTTCTTTCTCTGAAGCTTTAGGTACTGGTTTGCTAGCTTAAGGTTTCTCATCTCCCTGATATCTATAGCGTCCTCAAGATAAATCGAGTCACGTGATAGAGCCATCTGAATGTTTGCCTCTAGCTGAGCCTTCTGCTCCTCGTCTGGAGTAACCTCTATAAATATACCAAAGTCATATATGTAGAGTTCCTTGATATCCTCAAGTATACTCACGTTGTACTTACCTATCTGTAGTATGAACTCGTCCTTGAAGTCTGAGTACTCTAGTATGTCAGCTACTCTATAAGATATAGCCTCTGAAATTGATTTTGTAATGTATAGGCTAGACTCTAGTATGTGTCTTGTGGCTGTGTTTGAGTTAAGTGCAGCTAGTTTCTGTACTCCTACTAAAGAGTTTGGATCTGGCATAGAGCCATCCCTTGCCTCGTTAAGACCAGTTACGTCCCTAATCATTCCTAGGTAGTGGTTATAACTTCCAACAAGACTAGCTATCTTAGCCTGTCCACTGTTAGAGTTTAGCTCCTGGATTGGAACCCTTGCATTATTGAATTCGCCATCACCTGTGTAGCTTCTACCGATAACACTACCAGTCTGGAAGTATAGTCTAAGTGCGTCCTCTGGTGTGTATGCTCCTCCATTTCCTAAGTCAACCTCGTTAATACCATCGGCATCTATAAATACACCATCTGGTACAACCTTAGATATAACCTGCTGTAGTTTCAAGTGTGTAACCTGTATAAGGTCAGCGAATGGTATCATTCTCTTAACAAGAGACTCTATAGCTCCCTTGTACATCCTTGGCGCA